GCCTTGCCGCCTCGCAGCTTTCGCCTCTCGTCACCAGAGGCGTGGGCGATCTTGGTCATGTAATCACCTCCCAATCAGTACCCCGCCAGACTCCTGACGGGGTGTGTTAAAGTCAGCTTTAAGTTAGCCTTTCAGTTTCTCCGCGATCTGTTCCGCAGTCATTCCTTCCACGGCGAAGTTATACCGCATCGGGATCACCTGCTCTTCTTTGACGCCCAGGAACTTAGCAATGATCGTCCTGACCTCTTTGCTATCAAGAGTTATTTGTGTCTTCATAGAGCATCGCCTTCACAGCTTCTTGCCATCTCTTCGGCACTTCTTCGATGGTCATCAGTCCCGCCTTGATGCGCTTATAATAAATCTTTGCCATTACTCTTCTTCCTCCGTTTCTCCTGCAATAATGTCTGCGAGCTCCACGAGCGCCGTCATCACATCATCGAGATTTACAGCATTCTGTTCCGCCTCAGCGGCAGCGTGTTCAACGTCAGCCACAACATCAAGAGGCAGTCTGTTCTTTTTCACTAACATAATCGTCACCCCACAATTCTTTGTAATAGGCATCCATCTTCTGAAGCAGCCTGTACGAATTGCCATTGCTGGCATGGTTACGCCCCGCGATTAGCAGATTAGATGATGACGCAAGCCGGGCAGCCCCGAAACGCGTTCGTGCTGCCGTTGGGGCCGACGCCGCCAGCGGAGCCGACACGCCACGTATCGCTGGCGTAGCCGCGAACAGCACTACGCAAACGGCAAACCTGAGCAGATGTCTTCGCGTTATACGCATATCGGATATGCCGCGTATTGGCATTCTCTGTATACAATCCCTGCGGGGCGGTCAGTCCCAGGCGATCTTTCCAGTATGGCCAGAATGTCCCTTCTGCTCCCGACAGCTGCGGCGTAATGTATTCCTGCTCAAGTGACGGCAGGAAAAATGTATCATAGGTGTCTTCAGTCGCGCCGATCTGGCCATCCGAAACAGTGTTCAATGCGGTGGTCACCTTTACCGGCTTGATAATGTTCAAAAACGCTTCATCAAATCCGGCCATAAAACCCTTCACGCTCGCAATCTGCTGGGGCGGCCTGTCTTCCGGCTGCTGAGGCGCCCACCATGCACCAGCGTCTGCAGCGCTGTTATAAAACTGTCGGTTGGCGGAGTGCGACCACCTATTGTAACCATAGGCGGCGCTTTGCAGATTGGTCATTCCATCCGCTCCGAATTTGGTCGCGCTCGAAAGCGTCCCCAAATCGGTGCCGCCGCTCCCCTCGGTCAGCGCCAGCTTGTCATCAAGCGGCGTGGTGCTGGATGCGTCTGCAAAGGTGTATGCTCTCCAATTCGCAGGACTTACATCCGGCGCTCCCCACGTATAAAACGACGTATCGGTGCCGATGACGATCTGCCCGCCAGCGGTGATCTCTTTCGTTGTCGTAAACTGATACACCTTACCGGCCACACAGTTCCTGCCCCACGTAGTGCCAATCGTGAAGTGATACGTTCCGGCAGGGAGTGCGGTCTTGCACACATACGCCGCCTGAGACGCTGAGAACTGCACAGCCTGCATCGCGTAATGGCTCAGCACGATCATTCCGGGCTTCGATTCGCCGTCCTGCAGTTCGAAGTCACCAAAGGCCACAATATCCCACGGTAATACATAATCCGTCTCGCCGTCTTTGTAATTCAACATAATCTGGTCGCCAAAGGCAAAATATTCAGATGCCTTGCCGCTTTGAACAATCTCGTGAATCTGTTCAAGCGTCAGATCACCAATCCCAATCCCAATCACTCGTTTGATGACAGCAACATCGGTTTGAACAACTGTTAAATCAGCCTTTAAATCAGTGTCTGCCTGTTCCCGCGCAGTCGCCTCGGCAGCAATAGCTTCGCCCGTCGCCTTTGCATCTGCAGCCATGCCCGGGATCGAGAGTGAGGTGTCGGTCTGGACAGCTGCCGCGTTGTAGATGCCGCCATCCTTCCAGCTGCCGTCCTCCCAGTAATACCAGTGGCCGTTCTCCATGCCGGTCTCGCTGCCCGTGTACACATAGACCCGGGTCGTGTCGATCATGTCGGCAGCAGTCGCGGCAGTGAGGGGAGAGCCATATGCGGCAGAGCGGGCAGTCTCGGCGTAATACTTAGCCTCTGCCACAGCCCCGTCGAGCTGGCTGTCAGAGGGCAGATCTCCGCCGGTCGGATCTGCGTCAACGGAAAAGCGGATCCGTGCAGATGCGATCGTCTCCCCGTTGTACAGGATCCGGATAACAGCCTGCCACTCACCAGGGACTGCAGTCATCTGCAGGGTCTCCGGCACGGTCACTTTCATGTCCGCATAGGCGCAGGTGGCCGTGTATACAGTCCCGTCCGGCTTTTTGCCGGAGATCACCGCGGTGGATCCTTCTGGGATGTTCACCGTGCCATTGCCTGAGAGCGTGAAAACGAGATCCCGCCCGTCCTCGTTCTGTGCCAGCATCACCCATCCGGGGTTATTGTCCGGGTCCAGCGGCAGCACATAGTTCCGCGTCTGCAACATGGTTATACCTCCTTATGCTCACTGAGCAGCTTTTTCACCTCTTCCAGCTGGGCTTTGTCCATCTTCGACAGCTTAGCCATAAGCTCTGCATAGCTGTCACTCTGCAAGGCTGTCTCTGCCGTGGCAAATGCGGTCTTGACAAATTTCGGCACGGGAGCCCCCAGCTTGTCGCAGTTCTCCATAATCGACAGCAGCTCCATAAATATGATATACGCCGCGATCCCACAAAGAATGTACTGCGGCAGATCCATGGCCACAGTGGCCGCGATCCCGATCACGATGTATGCCATCTCTCCGAACTTTTTCCCCAGCCCCGTGCGCATCTTTGAGCTCTCAAAGGTTTTTGAGGTCCACGCATAAATCAGGCCGGTCATGATGTCCAGACCCATCAACATAGTCGGCAGGGCCACGATCCACCATCCGTTAAAGTGCAGCTCTTTCAACAGATCCATTGCTTTTTCTCCTTTACTCCGCGATCATAAATGCCAACGTGTTCATGTCATCGTCTGACAGGGTGATGTCCCCGACGTCCTCGATCCGGATCGTCTGGACAGCTACATCGGTTTCCTGCTCCATGATCTCCGCCTGGGCCTTGAGGTATTCTGGCAGGTACTCCGGCTTCACGGTTCTCTGCCCGTCCTTCTCCGTGCTGTGCTCATCGTCTGCGTACTGCTTGCCGATCTCCTGCAGAGCCTCATCGATGATCTTTTTCGCATCCATCAGCCTGCTCATGTTGACCCGGCGCTTCCATGCCACCGCCGCCGGCAGCTTCATGGTGCTCTTCCCGCTCGTGTACGCAGTTACGATTCCGCAGATTTCAATGTTCTTCATGCCGCTTTTCCTTCCTTGAGTGCTTTGATCTGTGCCGACAGCTCTTGTATAGCCTTTACCAGATAGCCTGTGAGATAAAACGTGTCGATGCTCTTGATGTTCATGCTTCCGTCTTCATTGTATCCACCACCTGTTGCCAGCTTCGGGTCAATCTTTTCCACCTCATCGGCGATCATTCCTATCTGCCAGTGGTCATGGTCAGATTTCCAGTCAAACTCCCGGAGACGGATGGCGTTGAGCGTGTCTAGCGCAGTCACCTTCGTGTCTTCGATATGCTCTTTCAGACGGATGTCAGATGACGATACCGTCCATGTCCTGTTTGCTATCGCGCTCCCGGCCGTGCCGTTCTGACCACCAATTCTAGCTTGCGTATTGGAAGTCATCTGCAAATATGCCACTCTTCCTCCGTCAGCACTTGTAGATGCCACTGGCTTGCGGAGCGTGTCCGAGTAGTCGGTAAAGTACAGGTCGGACGTAAAATCGGTACGGATTGGGAATATCCACTTTGTGCCGCCTGTCGTTACCTCTCCACTATTATTGGCACAAGAAATCAGGTTAAAGGATGTGTTATTCGCTGTTCTTCGCCAGATTCGTGCTGTTCCTGCGGCATCTGCTATGATTTGCAGGGCATTATACGAACCATATCTGACGGCAACAGCGCCTTTGTTCAAGTCAGTAAACAATGTATCTGCAGCGCCAGAACCGATTCTCGCATCGCCATCTGTTCGCACAAAAGATGAACCAAAATACACGCCACTCGTATTCTCCCCTGTGTCGTTGATGCGGAGCCAGGTATCTCCAGCCTGCATAGCAAGTTTCTGATTCACATAGAGACGCAGAGTATTGAGTTCGCCATTCGAGTTAACAAATGTGTTGCCTCCCATAATGTACACGCCAGTGAAATCGTTCCCGCCAACATAAAGCTTGGAGCCGGATACGCTTAATGTCTCCTTGCTATTGAGATATAGCGAACCGACATACATCTCCCCGCGTAAATCTGTTGATAGGTCAGTTAAAGTTACTGACGGATAAGTCCCACCGCTTCCGTTTAACTCAAGAACACCTGCCGCATCGAGTGAGTACCTTTGATTGTTTATGCCACCCATTACAGAACCGGGTGAAAAACTTGCCACCCTGCCTGTCGTTGCGTCATTATAGTATATACTGGTGTCGGATATGCTCCACGGGCCGATTTTGCCGCTCGTGGCATTGACATAGCCGGTCAGGTTGACAGCCGTACTGTAAATCGTGCCATCCGCGAGGATGGCTGTCTTCGGCGTCCGGATGATCTTGTTGTTCAGATCCACGATCATGCCTGAGGCGGAATAATTGCCTGATGTATATCGATAATCACTAGATTTCAGCACTCCCGCCGTGATCGTTCCGATGTTTGCGCTGATTGCTGACAGACTGTTTACATAAATCTCATCTGCTGTCACTGATTTTGCTGCGAGAGCGCCCTGCGCGAGCTGCCGGAGCTGCCACTGCGTCCCGGTGTACTCATAGATTGCATTGCCCTCTGATGTGTTAAACCACAGATCACCCGTCGTAAGATCCGTGTTCGGGGCCGTTGACCGGTAATAGATCTTGTTTTTCCCATTCGCCAGAACCAGAGCATCCGCCGCACGGGCGTCCGCAGTGTTCGCGCTGCTCTGGGCGTTCCTGGCAGCTACACCGGCCTTCGCCGCAGCCTGGGCAGCCATCAGCGCCGTGCTGTCATCCGTCGGCGGGCTCGTGGCATTACCGATCATAAATGCTCCGCCGTTTGCCACGCGCACCTGCACACGATCACCGGCTTTTGCCGCCATTGTCATAGAGACAGGTGTGTCGTCGTCCCCGCCTGGGATCCGCACCCACGCCACACCATCTTCGATATAGCTCACGGTCGCGATTGTGTCATAACCGCCGGTCTTCTTCTCAGAGCCCTTTTCTATCGACTCTTTCAGCGTCCGGACGATGCTTGATGTGTTATTCATGCGCTCACCTCCGCCATGATCCGCTCAGATGTCCTCGCAGCGTGCCCCAGCTCGATTGTCTGGCTCTGCACCGTGAAAAAGCCGGACAGCACCGCGTAATGCAGCTGTACGATGTCTCCCGGATAAATCCCTGGGATATACCGCCTGTCATATTCAGCCGTCTGCTGCACCCTCTGCAGCTCATTCAGCCGCCGTTCGGCATACTCCCCGATGCTCTCTGCGTTCGACAGCTTCGCGTTCGTTTCGCGGGCCCACACCTCGCGGCCACGGTTATGGATGGACAGCGGACTGTTTATATCCTCATCTCTCACCGTCGCCGACTGCGTGCCGGAGATCGCCTGGAACACATTCGGGCAGGAGTACCAGTCCGCCGTGACCTTGATCTCCGTTTCAATCACATCGTTTTCCAGCGGGTCAAATATAACCGCCGCGTCAATCGGATAGGGTTCAATGTTCACCGTCCCGTCTCCGTCGATGCGCATCCGCCAGTTGATCGCCTGCAGGATCTTATCCGCCATCGTAAGGCGCGTCTCCTGGTCTTCTGCGATGATGTTGTCGTCGATGGCCGGAGACCCGTCTGCCACCACCACAGGGGCCGGGCAGACATGCAGCATCTCTTTGACCATCGTCGCCCCGTCAGCGCCTGCCGGCGCATACCACCCACGCGGGAGATACACATCCTCTGCCGGCTTGAGCACGCTATAGCAGGTCACCCGGTTCACTTCATAGGCGCCCTTGATGTCCGCTTCGGGAGAGGTGGCAAGGCCGGTAAACAGCGCTTCGTGGGCGCTGTCACCTTCCTGCTTTGTGTCCAGATAAACCCGGATCCACTGCTCGATGCCCTGCCGATAGTTATGACATTCGATGTCCGCCGACTGCCGCAGCCCTTCATCCGTGCGGGAGATCTGCCCGTCCGTGATCCGGATCCGAGCCACATCCCGCCAGGTGACAGGATCCACGATCGTCATGTAATACGCCGCGGAATAGCCTTTGTCCCATCTCATGCCGTTCCTCCCTGCGTCTCCGCCCATTCGGCATAGGTCATGCCATCCTGATCCTCCTGATCCACGCGAGTGATCTTGAGGTTAAAGGCCGCCATCTTATGCCCCTCGTTTACCTTGTAGGATTCAGACACCTGCACATCTGCCGGATAGGATGATCCATCCTTCGTGCGCACATGGCAGATGCCGGCGTGCGTTGCCAGCCGTCTCATGGCGCGGATTGTGTCCTGCTCGGAGGTTGAGACGGCCACGCCGCTCACCGTTCCCGTTCGGGAGACAGCAGGATTCCAGTCGCCCTGTATGCTGCCGCCCAGGTATGCAGTTTCCTCAAAGTCCTTTTTCCAGGAATTCGAGATATCCACATTGTATTCGAGCTCTACTCTGCCCGCACCGAAGTTGATCACATTCGCCCCGGTCTCAATCAGGTCTCCGTCGAATTCGTCCGTATCAATCCATGCGAGCTCGTTTTCGGCCGTGACGTAATCCCCATTCGCAGTGCGGAACACGATGCGGTGTCCACCGTATTCGCCGATGGTCGGGAAGGGATCCACATAGGTTGTCCCGAATTGTGCACCGCGGTAAATCAGCTCCGGCTTATCCACAGACAGCCGGTAAATATCACAGGTGTCCCCTGCAGCTGCTCCCGCAGGAGCAATCGGAGTGATAAAGGTCACGAGCGCTGTGCGGTCAGAGCGGATGGACGCAAGCGGCATGAGCGCTTGATGCGTCCAGTGCACCTCAAAATCAAGGGACGCCTCATCACTCTGCCCCAGGCCATCCTGCACCGTGGCGATGATCCGGTATTTGGCACCATCGTCCAGGATGCCGATCAAGTCGTCCTGCTCGATGGTAAATGATCCTTCGCCCAGATGGGACATGATGCAGACCGTTTCGCCCTCAAAACCGTTGTAATCCGTTTCGTCCGGCCGGTCCACATGATAGGTCTCTGCCCGCTCGATGATCACCGTGGTCAGCCCGCCGGCGCCGGCACCCGTCGCAATGATCGACAATGGGAACTCTTTGAGAGAGTTCACATGCCGCGCCACGCCGTCAACCGTGACCGTCTCCGCCACCAGCGATGTCTGCGTGATGGCTGCCACAAGGGGCATTGCTACACTGACGGCTACCGGATCCGACCACTCAGACCGCAGCCCGGAGCCGGACGTCACTCTAACGATGATCCTGTGCGTCGTGCCGACCGCCCACTGTGCCTGTCTTGCCGTGATTACCGCGCTCTGCCCGGAGGATACCGTCGTTATCAGCCGGGGATTCGCGCCATCCACCGCCTCTGCCACTTCTGCGAGCGCCTGCTCCGTGCCGTCTGTCGTGGCATACGACCATACGGCTTTCAGCGAGCTGTCCGCGATGATCGTGCCGGCAGAGAGCGCCAGCGTCGGTTTGAGCGGGGCAGAGGCAAGGTTGATCGACTTAGTTTCCGAGTATTCACCCAGGGTCTCATCGTCCCCCGATATCATGATCAAACGACAGCGGATATACCATGTCATGCCCATCGACAGGCCGGATATCCGCCACGCCGGCGGTGCCTGGTTCTCGATCCTGTATGTCTGCGGCTGATCCGTAGATTCCCACGCATCAGGATGCTCTGCCCACGAGATCTCGCACGCATTGGCAGCATCCCACTCCCATCCGATGTTTACCATCACCGTGCCGGGGATGTCCGTCTGTGCCAGGCTGATGGTGGGTGCTTTCGGGACGACGCCGCCCTGCCGGATGACATCGGACCGCATGGCAGTATTCCATACGATGACCGCGCTGTGGTTTGGCGCGTTCGCCTGCCGCCACTGTCCGACCATGGCCTGCACCACGAACGAAAAGCTCACAAAGCTGCTCCAATTCGGGCACTGTACCGTCACCTGTGTGGATCCCTTCGGGATGACCGCGATGGGGAATGTCACAGAGCCTTTTGAGGCGCTTTCGACATATTCAAAATGCACCACGAGGAAAGAGTCCGCGATTGTCGAATTGTTCGTCGCCGTGATCGTTGCCCTGTGCGTGGTCTGGTCTGCCGTCACGCTCAGATTGGACGGCGCCGGAAGCGCGCCTGCATATACCATCTTCGGATTGCCGTATTTGACATTCCGGTCATGCTGCGTGTTTACGCGCACGAACACAGCCTTGTCCTGCGGGATCGCGTCACCGATCTGCCATCCGGCATAATCCGTGCCAGAGGTGTCCCGGGAGACAGCTACATCCGTCCAGCTCGCACCGGCCGGGCACATCATCCCCGCGTCCGGCGTGGGGATCGCGTACTGCACCGTCGTTGTGTCGATCGGTCGCGCGGTCGTGGCCTGTGCTCTCCACTTCACCGCGACAGACAAAACATTGTTGCCCATCGCTTTCGCGCTCGCGTCCAGGATCTCTGCCTGATATGGCGTGCAATAGATGTGCGACGCATAGCGCCACGCGGAGGCTCCTGCAGGGCCGACAGCGCGGATCCGCACCCAGCGCGTCCACGCAAGGACATTCTGCTGTATGAGGGATGTGTCTTCCGTCACCTCGTAACTGTACGCGGCGGCACTCGTGCCGGTTGCCCAGCCCCTCTGCGTGGATGCCCATGCGAGCTTCGCGCCATCCTTTACATTGCAGTCATGGATGAGCATTGTCTGGTATTCAACCCGCGCAAAGATCTTTGCTCCCTCGCTTGGATCCGGACAGGTCCATGTAAATGTCGTGACATTGTCCATGGTGTCGGACAGCTCCGCCACCACGTTGCTCACATCCGGCACTAAGATCTTTTCCGTCTTCGTGGCCCAATCGGATACCGTCGGCCTGTATGTCTTTTTCTTCTTGCCGGATCCCTTCGTGTATGTGCTCCTATTACCCTTGACACGGAAAGATACGCTCGACATGATCGTCTTCCCGGTGGGGTTATAGTCGCTTTTCTTGATCGTGACAGCCTTGCTGGTTACAGCCTTGCCTATCTTGACCGCGTTCCACGGGCCGTCGTTCACGCGCCATTCCAGGCTCTGGCCGTCCCCATAGTTGGCGTCCCCGATCTTCCAGGAAAAAACATAGCTGTCTCCCTGTCTGGCTATCGTCAACCCGGTAGGGGCTTTCGTTTTCGGCTTGTTCGTTTTCTTTGACATTATGCCGTCCTCGTTATCAGCTGCAGCTCACGCACGAGCCGGTTGGCGAACTCTTCCGGGTTCTCCGTGCCGTCCACCTGTATGTTCCATGTGTATGTCCCGCCACCGCCGGCAGCCTCGCGGATATCGCGCATGAGGTTCTGCCGACCATACATGATCTCATCCCCTGCTTCACCGGCTCCAAACAGAGTGGCGCCGGAGAACATATAGGGATTGTTCATGGCTTTCGCATTCCACTCGATCGAAAAGCTGGGCAGGGATCCTTTGCCGGCAATGCCGTATGGCGGCTCTCCGCCACTTACGGAGATGTGCGGCAGCTTGATGTTCGAAAAGATCTTTCCGATCGACAGAGGGAACATTCCCTTGATCCCGTCGATAATGCTGCCCACTTTCTTTTTCGCGGCTTCAATCGGCTCCGTGATGGCGTTTTTGATGCTCTGCCACATAGACGATGCCCTGCCCTTGATGGTGGTCCAGGTCGTCGATATAAAGGTCGACAGCTGGTTAAGGATCGCTTTCGCCCTTGACGGGAGCGTCCGCAGGACATTGATGATCGTGTTCACCGTTCCCGTGATCGCCGTGCCGACAGATCCCCAGTTGGATGTGATCCCGGTCACGATGCCACGTATCAGCTGCCCGGCAGCCTCCAAGGCCAACCACGGCAGCCGGTTGAGCTGCGTCATGATCGCCCCGCCGATCTGGATGGCTGCGGCCCCGATCTGCGGCAGATTGGCTATGATGTTTCCTGCCAGCGCTCCGAGCATTTCACCGCCCTTTTGTGCCAGCACTGGCACATTCGCCCATATGAATTCACCCAGCGTCGAAACGATGGACGCCGCCCCGCTTCCGAGCGACGGGATGCCGGCCAGAAGCCCTGCTGCAATCTGCCCAACCATCTCCACGCCTTTGTCAAGGATCGCCGGAAGGTTTGCCGTGATCGCAGCCCCGGCCTGCGTAATCAGCCAGGCCGCCTTTGTCATCAGAGCAGGCGCTCCGGATGTGACGCCGCTTACGAGCTGGTTGATCATCGCCGGTCCCTGCGTCGCAATCATCGGGATGGCCGTCTGGATCCCCTGTGCCAGTGCTCCCGGCAGCGTTGTCGCCACCTGCGAAATCATCGGTACAAAATTGCCGAATATAAACGTGCTCGTTGATGTCAGCAACTGCTGCATTGATTCCTGCACGTTCTCCCCCATCGCCAGCGAGCCCAGAACATTCTGCGCCGCCGCCTGCATAGCACCGAAGGATCCCGAGAATGTCTGCGATGCCTCCGCCGCAGCTACACCGGTCAGGCCAAGGTCCTGCTGGATCACATGGATCGCATCGTACACATCACCCAGATTGCTGATGTCGTACTCCTGCCCGGACAGCTTTTCAGCGTCTTCGAGCAGTCGCTCCATCTCAGATTTAGTGCCACCATACAATTATGTTCACATAAGGTCGCTAATCTTATGCCGTTCTCTTATGAACTGCTGCGCCTTTATATATTCGCGCAGGTCAGACTATCTCTTGAGCGTTTCCGCTCCCATGCACTTCCACGCGCTTGCGTGTACTCTACTCCGTTCCAGATCTCTCTGCCGTTTCGATAGTCGTTACACTTCCCTGTTGTATTCAAACTTGTAACCGCGCATTTTCCCACGTCTTCCGATTCTTCCACTTTTCAGCATCAAAGTGATATTGCTCTGATTACATCCAAAATGGTCAGCGGCGTCTCTGATTCGGTTGAAGTACAGAACCATATCGACGTTTAACCACGCCTCATGTCCTCCGCCCCTCTTATTCCTTTTCTCAACATAATGCGTTACTTTGATTCTTTCGCTTCTCACGCCTAATGTATCGAATCTTGAATTGTTTTCGGAATATGTCGCCCACCTGAGATTAGATATAGCATTGTTTTGCCGATTGCCATCTATGTGATCTATTGTGGGTTTTTCTTCGGGGTTCGGGATAAACGCTTCAGCAACGAGACGGTGAATCGGAACTTTCTGACTTTTATTTCCTTCGTACAAATCAACCGTTAAATAATTGTTTGCCTTGTTTACAAACGGCGTTTTGATGCGTCCGGTTCTGTCGTTCCTGACTTCTCCGTTTTCGTTTACCGAGTAGTTATTATTGCGCTTTATTTTGATCCAAGTCATTTCTATGCCCTCCTTCACGTATTTGATAATTTCATATTATCATACATTTTAGAGGGTTTCAACAGGTTTAGCACGGTATTGCCTTATGCCGCAAACATAAGGTTTTCACCGTTTTCACATGGTTTATACTGAGCAATTTGGCACTGTTTACCCAGTTTTAGGTTATCCAACATCGTATAGTTTTGTTTTGCAAATCCAGAATAGGCATTCTGGATGGATTCCAGTGGCGTGCCCATCTTCGCGGCATTATCCGCCATATCAAGGATGGCTGTGTTCGCCGCCTCTGCCGCTCTTGCCGTATCACCTTCGAACGCCTGTTTCAGCGAGGCACCAAAGCTGACGGCCTGCTCAGCATAGCTATTCGTCGATATGCCAGCCGCTTGCGCTTCGCGTGCGTATTTCTTCGCCGCGTCCGCCGCATCGCCGTAAATCGTCTCTAAGCCGCCAAAGGACTGCTGCAGCTTCCCGCCCTCATCCAATGACGCCTTAATGCCAGCCGCTA